TTGACAGAAGACAGTATAGCGCGCATGCCGCGCTGGCAGCGCTGGGGATTGTATGCGCTTGCTGCTCTCACCATGTCGGGAATCATCCCGGCTCTTGCATGCAACGCGCTGTTCTGGCTATGCGAAAACGTGGGCTGGTGGCTTCTCGTTCCGCTCTACGTCGTGGTTGGGCGCGCTCTCTGGCGCGTGATGTGGTCATGAAGGCCGAAGTCTACCGCGACAACGCGGGCTTCTGGATGGCGCGCATAGAGGAAGACGCGAGCACGCCGGAAAACCGGGGCATCGGCAGGGTCTACCGCCGCCAGATGCTACCCGTAGCACCATCGGCGAGCAAGGCGGAAGCAGAAGCGGCCTTGCGGCGCGTCATGAGCCGCGAAGCGAGGTGCCCGCGCCATGGACACCGATAACTACGCGCAGCCGCTCGAAGCCGTCATGCGCGAAGAGCGCCAGCGCGTCTACTCGATGCCGCTAAAGGTCGCGGACAGGCGTTATCTGTTCAAGGAGTGGTGCGAGAAGAACCCGAAGGCGCTGCGTGAGATCGAGCTTACGGCGCTCGCAATCGACGCGCGCGGCCTGCGCGTGTCCACTAAGTACCTCATCGAGAAGCAGCGCTACGAGGGCACCGCGAAGCTTGTTGGCGTGCCTTTCGTTGACGATCAGGGCAACGAACACACCTACGGAATCAACAACAGCGATAGCTCTTTGCTCGCGAGGTGGCTTATCGAAAGGCACCCGAAGCTTCACATAGAGCTTAGAACGTCGATGTTCGACAAGGAGAAGAACCATGAAGCGTAAGGAAATCAAAGACACCATCGCAGCCGTGGGAGCCGCGAGCTTCACCGTCAAAGGGAGCATAACGCTTCTTAACCAGAAGACCGGCGAGGGCATCGACGTTGACATGCCCTCAACGCTCACGATCGTGCGCGGCACCCTCGCTTGGGTTGACACGCTGCTTGAAGACGGCGCGCAGCGCGAGAAGACCACGGGCGAGTGCATGCAGAAGCTTCTTAGCTACGTCGGCACCTCGATAGCGTCCAGCCTGTCCGATGACGAGGAATAGCGGCCAGCCGAACTTGGCGCTCGATTTCGGCGAACAGCCCATGCCAGACCCGGAATCATGCGGCTTCGACGCGAAGCGATGGCGCGGCAAGACGTGCTGCCTGTTCCGAGGTCACGAGGTTTGGACGAACTGCCGCGAGGTCGGGCACTGCGTCTGGGACGGATGGCATCAGCAGGGAGCACCAGACGAGATGTGCGGCGAGGAAGACGGTTAGGGGGTGAAGACATGCCAACAAGGGAGGAAGCTACCGCTTCGCAAGAACCCATGGCCTACTTTTCGCACGATTCTAACGCTTTTGATGACGAGAAGTGCAAGCGGCTGCTTCGCCGCCGAGGATGGGACGGATACGGGCGGTGGTGGCGGCTCTGCGAGTATATGGCGGCTCAAAAGGGGCATCGAATAGCGTTCGAGACAGAAGAGGACGTTTCCATTCTCGCTGGCGTTCTCGGCTTCGGGCAGACCGGCGCTTTCGATGAGTATATGGCGATTGAAGATTGCAAATCATTCGTCGCGTGCCTTCTCGATATAGGGCTTCTTGAACGCGACGAAGACGGGCGATTGCTGAGCATGCGCATGCTAAAAAACGCGCTTTATTTCGGTCGCCAGCGCGTGAACGGTCGCAAGGGCGGAAGGCCGCGCAAAAACGCCAAGAACAACGATTCAGCAGGTCAGGGGGTGTAAACACATGCAATTAAAACCCGATGCAAAACCGGTGGTTTTAGGTTGGCTAAACCCACTCGCAAATGGGTGCCTAACCCTAAAATAAAATAAAACAAAACAAAATAAGGTGGGTTTTGGTTCCTTGAACCAAAACCAAAACCCACCGTACTTGCTTGTTAGTCAACCTTACAAGCAAGGTTCTTTCTCTTGCTTCTTCTCTTTGCGGTCTTGTTTTGTGCGGCTCATTCGAGCGCCAGAAAAACGACTTTCCACAGGTTTTCAACAGAGTTTTCCACAACGACACGAAACGAGGTGTTTTTGATGCTTGGAGCAAAGGCCGACGATCTGAAGGTGCTTCGCCTTCTCGAACCGCAAGGGTGCCCCGATGCTATCGAGTGCGACGGTCAGCGCTACGTTCCGCAAGAGACTTGCACCTACCACCCGACAGAGTACGCAACACGCTTCGATGAGAACGACGAAGAGATAGAGACGAACGACCCTGCGGAGGGTTGCGGAACGTTCGAGTGCTCAGCGTGCGACTTCGAAATGATGTTCGGCGACATGGGCTGGTTCGATGATGAGCCGCCTTACAATCCCTACTTCAAATTCTGCCCTAACTGCGGTGCTCGCGTTGTCATGGAGGGTCAAGCCGATGATTGAGACTAAGAACGCAAAGAGCCTTGCCGAGCTGAAGCAGCAGGGGAACGCCGTAGAGCATCCCGACCATTATGCGGGCGACGGACAGATTGAGTGCATGGACGCTATGCGCTCGATGATGAGTGGCGACCAGTACGCCTTGCCGCCCATAGCAGCCCACTGGTGGGCTGAAGCCTTCAAGTACATCTGGCGGTGGCGCAGGAAGAACGGCGTTCAGGACTTGCAGAAGTGCAAGCAGTGCATCGACTACCTGATGGCCGAGATTGAAGGCAAGAAGTGAAGCGTTACCAGATAGTTCTTTGCGCGATTGCCACCGTAGCGACCGTTGCCGCGTTCTGGTGCGTCTGCTACTGGGCTTATCAATCGCTGCGGGCGGTCGCGCTGTTTCTAGTGTTTCTCGCGCTTATAGCGCTCACGTTTTAGGAGGTTTCACATGGATAACAAGACTATTGACCGCAATTTTGCTTTTCAAAATCCACCATCAAGCAAGTTTCACCGCATCAACATGCTTCATCAAATCGCACGTGACTACGCGCTGGCCATTCAGGCGAATTGTCCAGAAAGTCGTGAAAAGTCGCTTGCTTTTACGAAGCTCGAAGAGTGCGTTATGTGGGCTAACGCCGCGATTGCTCGCAACGAAACCGAGGGCGGCGACCAGTAATGGATGAGAACAAGATTACCGAGCGCGGCGCTATCGGCTGCTTTGCAATATGCCTGTTTTGCGTCTTGTCTCTCGTGTTAAGTGCGGCTGTTGGCGTGTTCTTCGGCGTTGGCTTCGGTCTGCTTGCTTATGCGCTGTTCATCGTGTTTGCGATTGTCTGCGTTCTCAGGGCTTTCAAGAAGGCCGGTGACTAACGATGCGACCGAAGGTCAAGCGCGGCGCAGATGGCATCTGGTATACACGCCCGTACCTTGGTCTTGACGAGCACGGAAAGCCCATCAAGCCGTACAAGCGGTTTTCCAAGGCGAAGACCGAAGAGGAAGCGCAGGCTATGGCTGACGCATGGGCTGCGAGACTATCGCCTGACGGCGAGGTTCGAAGCACGCGCATTCCTGACATGCTGGACGAGTACGTAGCTACGCGAGAGCTAGGCGGCATATCACCCCACACGGCGAAATCTTGGCGGCAGTTCACGCGTTATGCGGCTAAGTTCATGGGCAGCTTGCTGGTGCCTGACGTTTCCGCCGCTGACCTTCGGCGCTTTCAGAATCGTTTGCTCATGTCGAAGGAGAACGGAGGGCAGGGGCTTTCGTGCAACAGCGTAGTTAACGTGCATAACTTTCTCCGGCTTGCATTCGCCTATTTCGCCGAGATCGGCGTTTGCGAGAGAAACGTAATGCTTGACGTTGGCAAGCCGGTAGCAAGGTACAAGGAAGCGTTCGCACTCGACAGCTACGATTACCCGCCAACCGCCGCAGCCCTCGAAGTGATGTGGAGGGAAGACGATAGCGCGACGGTGAAGATGCGGACATATGCCTTCGCTGCATGGCTCGATCTCAAATGCGGTGTTCGCGTTGGCGAAATGTGCGCGATTAAGCGCCGCGAAATCGTGCGCATTCCCCTTGGTGATGAGCACGTACACGTGGCAGGTAATGTGGTGAAGCTTGCGGGCATGGAACCGTTCCGCAGCGAATGGACGAAGGGGCGAAAGACGCGCTCAATCCCGCTGAGCGACGAGACGCTATCTGCCATTGATGACTTTACGAAGCTCCAAGCTTCGTGGGGCTTGGAGATAACGCCCGACACGCCGCTTATCACCGTTGACGGTTCTTGGCTAAGCCCAAATGCGGTATCTGACGGTCTAACGCGCATCCGCGACCGCTGCGGGCTTCCGAAGGCGCTTACGTTCCATAAGCTACGGCACACCTTCGCAACGTGGGTTCTTGCCAACAAGATAGCCGATATCGTGACCCTTTCTAAGTGGCTGGGACACGTTGACGTAGCTACGACGCTTCGCAAGTACGGGCACGCCCTGCCTGAGCACGACAAGGCAGCAATCCAAGCCCTCGAAGGCGCTTATTCGTCGGCTAAAGGAGTGTGACAAACGAGTGACAAACGGAGGTTTTGGGTGCGCATCGAAAGCGGAGCTTACCGGCAGGTAAACAACCGGTTTTCAACCTTCGGTGAGCACTCACCGGCAAATACAAACTAAGTATTCAGCGGACGTTACGAAAGGAGGGTGCCAGTGGAGCCGCAAACGTTCGAATTCAAGCCAGATACGCCGAAGCTGAACAAGGAACTGCAAGCGACGTTGGCGAAGACCGAAGCCGCCCTAAAACAGATGTGGGAACGCGAGAAGCGGGAAGCGCAAACGGTCTACGAGATCACGATTCCGACGCAAACGCTAACCATCTTCGGCAAGGAGCACGCAGAGCACATCTTGCGGACGTTGAAGGTCTTGAAGCTCACTGGCACCTACCGAATCACGAAGAAATGAGGTGCGATGAAGACCATTGAGCTTAACGACGATGACTGGGCACGGCTCAAACGCAAGCTCATGACGCAGAGCGTTGACGATGCCCTGAAGGACTACACGCCGCCCGTCACTCTGACGCACGGAACCGAGTACATCACCTACGAGAAGGAAGGCTACGAAGATGATACCGAATCTGACAACTGAGCAGCGCCGCGAAAACCTCGAAAAGGCAAAGGCTGCGCGCCAGCGCCGCGCCGCGATCTTGAAGGGCGTTGCCGATGGCTCTTACAGCGTGCCCGACGTGCTCAACATGGCTGGCACCGATGACACCGTGGCGCGAATGAAGGTCTTTACGCCCATCAAGGCAGCACCGGGCTACGGCTTCGCCCGCACGCAGCAGACCATGAAGCGGCTGCACATCGCCGAATCTAGGCGAATCAAGGGACTTGGGGCAAACCAGCGTGCAGCGCTTGTGGAGGCGTTTTCATGATTGGAGCAGTCTTCATGTACGTTCTGGCAGTCGCAGCCCTGTTTGTCGGTCTATTCGTGGCGGAAGAAACAGACGTGATGCTTGGTTGCTTTGTGCTCGGAAACACTTTCGCCATTATTGCGCGGCTTGAAATGATTGAACGAAATATCAAGGAGGTTGCGAAGTGAGCCTAAACAAGATCACGCTTTCTGGAAATCTTGGCGCAGATGCAGAGCTGCGCTATACGAAGGGCGGCGCGCCTGTCGTTTCGTTCTCGCTCGCGGTGAACGAGCGCGTGCAGAAGGGCGACGGCGAATGGGGAGACTACACGAACTGGGTTGACTGCTGCATGTTCGGCAAGCGCGCCGAATCGCTCGCGCCATGGCTTCAGAAGGGCGCGAAAATCTCTCTGCTCGGTCACCTCCGCACGCACAGCTACGAGCGCGACGGTCAGCGCATCAAGCGCTGGGAGGTGCGCGTCGATGATGTCGAGCTGATGCAGTACAAGCGCGAGCAGCAAGCAGCGCCAGCATCGGCGAACGCCGCCGCACCCGGCCTTGCGATGGCTACCGGCGACCCTTCGCCCGTTGTGCCAGTGCAACCGACAGCGCCAGACCTTTACAACGATGACATACCGTTTTAGGAGGAAGAAGGATGTTCGGAATCAAGAAGAAGGGCGCAGAGATCAAGCAGCCCGTTTACGTCGTTCTCGTGCCGGAGGTCGCGGCATACGCCAGCGCCGCTTCGTTCCCGGTCGATTCGGCGGGTAAGCTCGTTTTCCTAAACGACATGGTGGAGCATGAGGGCGGCGAATTTCAAGTTGTCGCGATGAGCAACCGCAACAAGGTTGTTATCCGCCCGAAGGGTCAGACTTACGGCTGCAAGTGGGTTAAGGCTGGAAGCGTGCGCGTCACGCGTCATGTTCTGGGGGTGCGCTAATGATTGGCAGGAAGCTTCGCGCTAAGAAGGTCAATGAGGGAATCGAGATGCCGCGCTATGCGCATGAGGGCGATGCTGGGCTTGACCTTCGCATTACCGAGACTGTCACGCTCGAACCGATGCAGAAGTGCGTTGTCGGTTGCGGCCTTGCCGTCGAGATTCCGAGCGGTTGCGTGGGGCTGGTGTTCCCGCGCAGCGGCCTTGCGGCAAAGCAGGGCATCACGCTTTCGAACAGCGTTGGCGTTATCGACAGCGGCTATCGCGGCGAGGTGTGCGCGGCGCTCATCAATCAGAGTTATGAGACGGTGACGCTCGAAGCGGGTACGCGCGTATGCCAGCTTGTCGTTATGCCCTATGTGCCGTGCGATCTCGTGCCGGTCGATGAGCTGAGCGACACCGAGCGCGGAGCTGGCGGATTTGGAAGCACTGGCGTTGAGTAGGTGACGCGATCTTGAAAGCAAAGGAGTATTTCGAGGGCATCCGCGCCGAGGTGGTGAAGACCGACAAGGCGCGGGAAATGCTCGAACGCATGAAGGCGCGCGAGGGCGCGAAGGCTCAGAGCTACCAGACGGGCGGAGGTGGCGGAGACGTTAGCGACCCGATGGAATCCATATCGCGCCGTATAGACTTCGAGGGCAGGTTGAAGAAGCGCATAGCCGATGCAGAGCAAGCGATAGACGAGGCGTGCGAAGTTCTCTACGGCGCGGATGGTCGCGGAGGGCTTGCGAAGCTGAAAGGCACGAGGTACGCAGACGCAATCTGCATGGGCTACCTTCAGGCTCAGCCGTGGAACGAGATTGCCGAAATCATGCAAGGTTCGGTGCGATGGTGCCACACGCTTTGCGATGTTGGTTTTGCGTACATTGATGAAGTCGGATGGGCGCATGTGAAAAACGCCTGATAAATCGTTGTTCACATCAGTTCACTACTTCTGCTAAAATTCGGTACGGTGGATTAGGTCAAGGCCACGGGCAATCGCGCTCGTGGCCTTTTTCATGCCGTGACAGCTTAGGGGGTGCGCGATGGCAAAGGACTTCTCGCGCTCCTTCTACGCATCCTCAGACTGGGAGCGTGCCAGAGACGCGGCGCTCACGCGCGACGCTCACCTATGCCAGCACTGCTTGCAGCAAGGAGAGATCACGCCCGCTGTCATGGTGCATCACATCATCGAGCTTACGCCAGCGAACATCAGCGACCCAAGCATTGCGACCGACCCAAGCAACCTTGTTAGCCTATGCGACCGATGCCATAAGAAGGTGCATGGTTGGATAAGGCAAGGTTCGACAAGGCAAGGGCTGGCCTTCGACAGCGACGGCAATTTGATATCGCTTGGCGAGTGACACACAAACGCGACACAACACAGGGCGACCGCGAGAAAGCGGACGCAAAACCGCAGGTAAACCCGCGAGACAATCCCCCCGGTCTGAAAAACGCAGGTGGTGCCTAGGGCACCAACGCCGGGAGGTAATTTCTTGCGCGTGACGGATTTTCGAAAGGGGGTGGTCTTGCGATGACGGCAAAAGTAGGCAATACTTCGAAAGTTTCGCCCGCAGTCGCGGGGAATAGCCCGCCGAAGCGGCGAGTTGCCAAGGAGAAGCGCGTAGAGAGCGAGCTTCGAAAGCTGCGCGAGATCACCAAGGGCGCTATCCCCGACGAGAAGCGAAAAACCGTCATGCCGCTTCTGGCGAACCTCGCTTTTCTGAAGGTCAAGCTTGACGATGCCCGCGCCGATCTGCTCTACGAAGACATCTTCACCGAGTATGACAACGGCGGCGGGCAAACCGGGCTTCGCGAGCACCCCGGATTCAGCGCTTACAACAAGCTGTTCACCACGTTCTCACGCGGCGTGAAGCAGCTAACCGACATGATGCCGAACGGAACCGCCGCAGCCGACGCGCTCATTGACTTCATCAATGAAACGCGCTACAGCTAGAGCGAAGTCTAAGGGCGGCTCGTGCGAGCGCGCCATACGTGACTACTTCGGCGGCATCCTGCGCGGCGATATAACCGCATGCGGCAAGATGAAGCAGGTTGCCGCTATCGTGCTTCAGGGCATGGACAACACCGACCCGCTCTATCCGTACCACTACCGCGAGGAATACGCGCAGAAGCATGTTCGCTTCATCGAAAGCTTCTGCCGCCTACCGTCCGGGCGCTTGGGGCACGATTTCAAGCTAGAGCTTTTCCAACGCGCCATTCTGTCCGTCGTTTTCGGATTCGTTGACGCTGAGGGCGTGCGGCAGTACCGCGAAGTGCTCTGGATTATGGGACGCAAGAACGGAAAGACCGCGCTTGCGTCTGCGATAGAGCTTGACTTGCTCGTTAACGACGATGAAGGCGCGCCGGAGGTCTATAACGTAGCAACCGCGCGCGATCAGGCGGCTAAAGGCTTCAACAACGCATGGCGCATGGTGCAGACCAGCCCTGCGCTCGCTAAGCACATCCGCAAGAGGGTTGCAGACTTGTACTGCGATCTGAACATGGGCAGCATCCGCGCTCTGAGCGCAAACACGAACCATCTTGACGGCTTGGACATTTCCGGTGCAATCGTGGACGAGCTGGCCGCGATGAAGAACCGCGACCTTTACGACCTGACGATGCAGGGAACGTCTGCGCGCCGCCAGCCGCTCGTGTTGGAGATCACGACTAACGGTTTCGTGCGAAACAGCATCTTCGATGCGCAATACGAGTACGCGACCAAATGGCTTGACGGCAAGGCGACCGGCGAGAAGGCAGAGCGTTTCATCGCGTTCATTTTCGAGCTTGACGAGCGCGAGGAATGGGAAGACGAAAGCGCTTGGATTAAGGCGAACCCCGGCCTTGGCACGATCAAATCGCTTTCGGCTCTTCGACAGAACGTTTCCAAGGCTAAGGATGATGCGACATACCTTCCCACGCTGCTTGTTAAGGATTTCAACCTCATTGAAAACCAGTCTCAGGCTTGGTTGACGTGGGCTGAGATACACAACGAAGCGACATTCGACCCCGGCGACGGAACCTTTACGTATGCCGTTCTTGGCGTTGACGCGGCGGACACGACCGACCTTACCGCCGCTTGCCTTCTGATGCAGCGACCGAACGACCCGAACATCTACGCGCTTCATATGGCGTGGATTCCGCTTCGCGCTTTGGAGCAAGCAGAGCGCGAGGGGCGGCGCGGCGGTCGCGACGGTGTGCCTTACGATGCGTGGATTGCGCGCGGTCTTATGCGAACGTGCGAAACGCCCATCATGGACAAGCGCGACGTTCTGGATTGGGTGGCGGAAGTTCAAGACAAGTACGGAATCTATGCCGTATCGTGCGGATACGACCCATGGCACATGCGCGATGTGCCGACCGTGGAAGCATACGAAGACTATTTCGGCGCTGACAACCTGCAAAAGGTCATTCAAGGAGCGCAAACGCTGTCAATGCCGATGAAGGAGCTTCGAGCGCTCTACAAGGAAGGGCGCATCGTGGACAACGCAAACCCGATTGCCGAATGGTGCCGTTCGAACGTCGCCATTCGAACCGACGTGAACGGAAACATTCAGCCCGACAAGAAGAACCAAGACCCGCGCAACCGAATAGACGCGTGGGCGGCTGAGTGCGACGCGTTCATTGCGATGAAGAACATTGCGGACGATTACCGCGCGATGATAGGAGGTTAGAGTTGAGCAGATCACAACCGTTTCTGCGCTCGCTCTTCGATGCGGTGTTCCACCGTCCGCAGATGCAAGCTGTCAACGGCTATTTCTCCACGTTCACGGCCTATGCGCCGTCGTTCACGACATGGCAGGGCGGTCTTTACGAAGCCGAGCTTACGCGCAGCATCATCGAGAGCGGCGCAGACCACGCAAGCAAGCTGAAGCCCGAAGTATCGGGCACGGCTCAGCCGACGGCTGCGCGAGCGCTGCGACAGCAGCCTAACCCTTGGATGACAACGCCGCAGTTCATAAAGCGAATCTGGACGATTCTTCAGGTGAACGACACGGCGCTCATCATCCCGATAGACGCGGGAGATGGCACCACTATAACGGGCTATTACCCCGTTCTTCCGAGCCAGTGCGAAGCATACGACGTTGACGGCGAGCTTTGGCTGAAGCTCACGTTTCCGACCGGCGACAGCGTGCTTGTCGAGTGGTCGCGCGTGGGCGTTATGACGCGCCACCAGTACCAAAGCGATTTGTTCGGCGACGGCACGAACGTTCTTCAGCCGACGTTGGAGCTGATGCACGCGCAGAACGAAGCCGAGCAGTCGGCTATCAATCAGGGCGCGGCGGTGCGGTTCATCGGCAAGCTCAGCCAGAACCGCAACGAGGGCGACCAAGAGAAGGCGCGCAAGGCGTTCAACGCTCAGCTTTCCGCAGACAATGCGGGCGGAATCGCGGTCTACGACAAGCTGTTTTCGGACGTTGAGCAGATCACACCGACCAGCTACACGGTCGATGCGGCGCAGATGGAGCGAATCGAGAAGAGCGCTTACCGCTTCTTTGGCTCCAACGAGGATATCGTCACGAATTGCGCGGACGAAGACACCTTCAACAGCTACTACGAAGGCCGCATCGAGCCGTTCGCTGTCCAGCTCGGCTTCGTTATCACGTCCATGACGTACACGGCAAACGAGATAGCGCACGGAAACTCAATCATGTTCAGCGCGAACCGCCTAGAGTTCGCCAGCAACACGACGAAGCTTAACGTTTCCGTCGCGCTGTTCGACCGTGGCATCTGGAACGGCAATCAGGTAGCCGATGTGTTCCAATCCCCGCACTACGAGGGCGGAGAGCGCCACGTCATACGCGGCGAGTACATCGACCTAGAACTTATCAGCGAGCACACGGCGGAACAGGCGGCGCAAGCAGCAGAGACGAACGCGAACATAGCCGCAATCGACGCGAGCAGCGGCTACGGCGACAAGAAGGAGGTAGACGATGCCAGCGAAACCGAGTGAGCGGCAATACCGTTCCCTTGCCGTGCCGCTCAACGTGCGGGCGGCTGACGGCGCAACCAAGAAGCGCTTTGACACGGAATACTACGTTGAGGGCTACGCTTCGACATTCAACGACCCATACGTTCTGTTCGAGGATTTCTACGGAACAAAGTACATCGAGGTTATCAGCCCCGATGCCTTCCGCGAAGCGGACATGAGCGACGTTATCCTTCAGTTCGACCATGCGGGCAGGGTGTACGCCCGCATGAGCAACGGGACGCTCATTGTGGAGCCGGACGAGCACGGGCTTTTCATCGCCGCCGACCTGTCGCGCTCTCAGGGCGCGCGCGATCTCTTCGAAGAGATAAAGGCCGGTCTTATCACGCGCATGTCATGGGCTTTCACGGTAGCGGCAGACGAATACGACCGCGAGACGCATACCACGACCATTACGCGCGTCAAAAAGGTTTTCGACGTGTCCGCCGTCAGCCTTCCGGCTGACCCGAACACTGAGATATCAGCAAGAAACCTGCTCAACGGAGCGATTGAGCAGTCGCGCAAGGAGCTTGCGCGCCGTAAGAGTGCCCTTGCCGTTGCGAGGGCGACACTGGCAATCGCCAAGAGCAGAAAGGTTTAGAACAATGGACGAAATGACTATGGATGACCTGCTTAACGAGCTTCAGGGTCTTGTCGATAAGTACAAGGCCGATGACGGCACCGACACCGAGCCGACCGAGCAGGACGCAGAGCGCATGAGCGCGCTTACCGCCGAGATCGAGAAGCGCAACGCCGCCGCCGCTCAGCGCCGCGACAGCCACACCGCGACCGTTGCAGCCGCGCGCGCCGCTATCGAGAACGGCACCGCCCGACGTGTCGATTCCGTGCCGCTGGGGACTTCCGCGAGCGCTCGCGGTGCTCTTCCGCAGGTGCGCGACACCACCGACTACAACGCCGCCGCCCGCCGCGCGTGGGTGAAGGACATTGCCAGCCGTTCCGGCGTGCAGCTCATCGGTGGCACCGAGCTTACGCAGGTTGAGCGCGACGCGTACAACCACCTTATCGAGCAGCGAACGGCGTTCACGCATCTGACCAGCAACACCGATGCGGTTATCCCCGTCGAGCTTCAGACGCAGATTTTCACGCTGATTGACAACACGGCTGTTCTCTACGGCGACATCCACAAGGACAACTTCCCGCATCAGTTCGAGCTTATCCGCCATAAGGGCATCACGGCTGGCGACGCGGCGAAGACCGATGAGGGCGCAGCGCCCACCGATGAGGAGCAGAACGAGTTCGACACCATCACCCTTACGGGCGAGGAGATCAAGAAGACCGTGAAGATGAGCCGTAAGATGGCGGTTCAGTCTATCAGCGGCTTTGAGCAGTACATCGTCAACGAGACTGGCGCACGCCTTGCCGTCGCCGCCAACGCGCGCGTCCACGCCAAGACGGTTGACGGCACGCTCGGCATGGATTCCGGCAACAAGATTAACTGCGCCACCGCTGGCACCCTGAAGAAGGCTGATATCACCAAGCTTCTGGGCATGCTCTACACCTACGGCAACCCTGCGCCGAAGGGCTGCATTATCTACGCCAACGGCAACACCATTTGGAACCACATTGCTATGGTCGAGGATGCCAACGGGCGCTCTTACTTCGTGGACGAGAAGACCGAAGACCCCGCCGTTGAGGGGCATATCTTCGGCAAGCTCGTAAAGCGCGACGATTCGATGGCGGACGGTATCATTAAGGCAGGCTATCCCGACCTGTTCCGTGGAAACATCTTCGACGGCGTGGACATTACGCCCTACGTCGAGCCGGGTACGCAGAAGCGCTGCTTTGACGGATATCTGCTCTTCGACGGCGGGCTTGTCGTGCCTAAGTCTTTCGGCCAGCTCACCATCGGCACCGCCGTTAGGGCTTAGGAGGTGCCGCATGGCAGAGAAGCCGAAGCTGCTTGACGCGTGCCGCGAAGCGCTGAGGATTCCCGCCGAATGCACCGACTTTGACGCTGAGATCGAAGACCTCATCGAAGCCGCCCGCGCCGCGATGCGCGCGGGCGGCGTTGCCGAGAAGGTAGCCGCCGACGATTCGAACGGCACCGTAAGGCTTGCGGTGAAGGTCTACTGCAAGGCCAACTTCGGCATGGACAACCCCGATGCCGACCGCCTTGCTCAGAGCTTCGACGATCTGCTGACCATGATGCGCGGCAGTTCTGAGTTCGGGGGCGCGTCATGAGCATGTGGGCTGGCACGTGCCAGCTCATCGCTAAGACCGTCAAGAAGGACGAATACGGCGTGCAGCAGACGGAGGAAACAAAGCGAAAGGTGTTCTGCAACGTCTTCTCTATGGGCGATGCCGCCTACTACGCCGCCGCTGCCGCTGGCATCCACCCGGAAGCCGTGTTGCAGATTCGAAAGAGCGCCTACAACGGAGAGCGGCTAGTCGAGTTCGACGGCGCGCGGCTCACGGTCGCGCGCGTTGACAGGTCAAGCCCCGACTTCGTGCGCCTGACGCTCGCTGAGGTGGTGGGCGACCGTGGCTGAGCAGAGCATCGAGCGGTTCATAAGCAGCTGCATGAAAGAGTGCGTGGAAGACAACGTTTCCGCGCTCGCTGAGAACGCGGGCGAAGCCGGAAGGCGCGCCGTAAAGCTGTTGAAGCAAGAAAGCAAGGTGCGCACCGGTGCTTACAAGAAGGGCTGGAAGGCCGACGTTAAGACCGATGAGACGGGCACCGAATGCACCGTGCACAACCGGCGATACCAGCTAACGCACCTGTTGGAGAACGGCCACCAGATCACGAACCAGACTGGCGAGGATTACGGCACCGTTCCCGGCGATGGCGTTATCAGGAAGGTTGCAGACCAAGTGGCGCGAGAGTTCGCGGAGATGGGTGGCGACGGGCGATGATTGAGCTAAAGGCGCTCTGCGGCGTTCTCGATTCGCTCGGCATCCCGTGGGCTAACCAGCGCTTCGCTGACGGCGAGGAACCGGCACCGCCCTTCATCTGCCTTGTCGCGGGATACAACGAAGCGGCCTACGCGGACAACTGCACCTACCTTTCGTGGATGCCCTACGATATCGCGCTCTACACGCGGCACCGCGACTACGCGACCGAGAAACGCATACGCGACGCGCTCGAAGCCGCAGAGTGCCCGTTCACGCTGAGCATCACGAACATTGATTCAGAAGAGCTTACCGAAGCGGCGTTCACCGTGAACGTCGCCGAGAGTTAGGAGAAAACAAATGGCACGAAACGGATTCTTCGGCGTGAAGAACTCGCATTTCGCGATCTGCACCGACGAAGACGCGCTTACCTACGAAGACCCCGTGCACGTCGCGGGCACCGTCGCTATCAGCATGGAGCCTACCGTTGAGACGGCAACCAGCTACGCGGATAACGAGCCGTGGCTTGACAAGCAGCAGGACAACGGCGGCTCTGGAACCATGAGCTTCTACGACACCGAGAGCACCGCAGAGCTGCGGCAGCTCATCGCAGACCTCGTGGGCTACGAAATCGCGCAGGACGGGCGAACCATCCTTAGCGCCGACCGCACGCCTAAGAAGTTCGCGTTCATGTGCGAGCAGCCGGGGCACGTGCTCGGTCGCCGCCGCTGCCTTCTCATGTGCCAGCTCTCGAAGCCGACGCAGGAGATTAACACCGTTCAGGAAACGCCAGAGATCACGCAGCTTGACTATCCGTTCACATGGCGACCCGTCACCATTCCCGCAACCGACATTCGCACGAGCGGTTACGACAGCTTTACCGGGCTTGCCGACTATGCAACGTTCTTCGATGCGGTGAACATCGAGCTTGCGCACAAGACTGAGCCGACGGCCTAGGAGGTGGCGAATGCTTATCAAGGTTGGCGAAAAGAGCTACGAAGCAACCTTCAACGCGTTCACGCCGATTGCCTATTCTCGATGCTTCAATGAGGTTGTCGAGGGCGGAAGGAAGCGCCCGAAGGACATTGCGGATGCGGTTTCTAAGATCGCCGGTTCTCTCATGACTAGCGACGTGCCCGCTATCGTCCCGCTGCTCGAAATCTTCTACGCGTGCATCAAGACCGCAACGCCGAAGTTCGATACCGGATTCGATGAGTGGGTTTCTTCCTTCCCATCGGACGCGTACAACTTGGAGCGCAAGGACGGTTGGGCTTCCGACGTGATGCGAATTGTCGAGGACAACTTTTTTCCTTCGGCGAAAGAGGACGTGGAAGCCAAGACCGCCGAAGAGGAAAGCGCCGCCGCTGCCAAGCGAGCTTAGCGACGCGTGCGACGCGCGATACATCTACAACTGCCAGCAATGCGGCCTGACGCTTTCAGACCTTCAGATGATGAGCTACCGGCAGGTTCAAGACCTGTTGGAGATCAACGCGTTTTACGCCGACGCTGCGGCGCACTACGACGAGGACGAGAAGGCGCGCAAGGCCGAAGCCGCGTTCTGGTCATGACGTGACATGAAGTGAGTTCTTGACGGCAGCGCACCCGCGAGGGCGCGTTGCTTCAAGCACTCATGGGACTTTGACAACCGAAGAGGGGGTGATTACGTGGCTGTTTCCTACAAGGGTCTTGTTATCAAGTTCGGCGGCGACACGACGGGTCTTCAAGATGCGCTGAAATCCGTTCAGAAGCAAGCGCGCAACGCCCAAAGCAACCTTCGGGACGTGAACAGAGAGCTGAAATTCGACCCAAGCAACGCCGATCTTCTTGAGCTTAAGATGAATGCCCTCAACAAGTCTGTTGAGGAAACAAAGAAGCAGCTTGACATGTATAAGCAGGCTCTTCAGCAACTTGAAAGCAAGAAGCAGAGCGGCGCTAAGCTCACGGCTCAGGAAGAAGCGCAGTACGACAGTCTTAAGCTCGCGATAGTGAGGTGCGAGCGCCAGCTTGACAGCTACGGCACCGAGCTTGCGGACACCGCGCGTCAGGCCGAAGGCTCCAAGACTGCCATTGGCAAGCTGGGTCAGGCTATCGAGGACAACGCCGACAGCATATCTAGCGCCGGTTCCAAGGTTTCGAGCGCGGGCACCGCCATATCCGGCGGGGTTGTCGGCGCGGCAACGGCGCTGACCGGGCTTGCGGCGAGCCAAGAGGAAGCCATACAGCAGAGCGGCCAGCTCGAAACCGCGTGGGTGAGCGCTGGCGGAACAGCCGAGCAGGCTTCGTCAACCTACGCCATGTTCTACCGCATCCTTGGGCAGAGCGACACGGCAACCGAGGCTTCGCAGAACCTCGCGCGCCTGACCACCAACGAGCAGGAATTGCAGCAGTGGACGAATATTGCGGCTGGCGCTTACGCCACGTTCGGCGACGCTCTGCCACTTGAAAACCTCGCGGAAGCCGCGCAGGAGACGGCGCACACCGGCACGGTCACGGGCGGTCTTGCCGACGCGCTCAACTGGTCTACGGCATCCGCCGAGCAATGGAGCGCCGCGCTTTCCGGGCACTCTTCGGCGCAGGCTGCCTTCAATCAGGCGGTCGCAGAAGGCCAGACGAAGGAAGACGCGTTCAACGCCGCGCTCGCGGCGTGCGGCAGCGAGCAGGAGCGTTCGCAGCTCATCACCGAGACGCTTACCGGGCTTTACGCGGACGCGGGGCGGCAGTACCAAGAGACGAACAAAGACCTTCTCGCTTCGCGCGACGCGCAGAACGAGATGAACCAGAGCATGCAGGAACTCGGCGAAGCGGCCTTGCCCGTCAAGACCGCCGTTACCGAGATCGGCACGAGCCTTCTTAACACGCTCGCGCCCGCGCTCGAAGCCGTCACGGGCTGGTACAAGAACCTGTCGCCAGAGCAGCAGACGCTTGTTAACAACCTCGCTCTAGGAGCCGTCGCCTTCGGCGGCGTGACAACCGCCATTGGTAAGACGATGGAGGCCGCAGAGGGCGTGGGAAGCGCCTTCAAGACCGCTGGCGAGCTTTGGGGCGGCGCTAAGAAGCTCATGGGCGATACGGGCTTTCTAAGCAAGATCGGAACCGGCTTCTCTAACATCGTCACCAAGGCGGGCGGTCTTGGAAGCATGCTCACCGGCACGCTCTCTAGCGGCTGGACGGGATTTACCGGGCTTATCGCCGCGCATCCTATCGGCCTTGGCGTTGCCGCCGTGTCCGCCGCCGTCGCTGGCCTTACGTGGTTCTTCACGCAGACCGAGGCCGGTAAGCAGATGTGGTCTGACTTCACCGGCTGGATTTCGGAGAAGTGGCAAGCCGTGCAGGATTTCTTCGCTGGCGTGCCTGAGTTCTGGGGCGGAATCTGGGAGCAGGTCAGCACCGGCGTTTCGGATTTCTGCACCGGCGTTGGCGAGAAGTGGGAGCAGTTGAAGCAAGGCGCTTCCGACACTTGGGAGAACATCAAAACCGGCGCTTCGAACGCTTGGAATGATCTTAAAACCAACGTCGGGAACCTCGCACAAGGCGCGGTCGATACCGTGTCTAACTGGTGGAACAACCTAACCGGCAACACCGATTCGGCCTTTGGGCAAATCGCTTCCACGGTGCAGAACGACATGAACACCGCGAAGACCGTTGGCAGCTCAGCGGCTGGCGCTCTGCAAGCCGCAATGAACGGCGACTGGGAGACTGCGAAGAGCCAAGCGGCAAACGCCTTCAACGCGATTAAAGACAACATCGGCTCGAAGCTTGACGCTGCCGAGAGCACGGCGGTTAGCATCGCCGACCGCATCGGCGACAAGCTGGGATTCCCCGGTCTTGGCTCGAAGGTGCAGGGCGTGTTCAACAGCATTCGGGGCTTCATAGAGAACCCTATCGAAAGCGCATGGAACGCGATTTCTAGCATTCCGCAGAAGATCATGAACGCCTTCAGCGGAATCAGAATCAGCATACCGAAGGTGAAGTTGCCCCATTTCTCCGTTAGCTGGTGGGATTTGGGACCGGTTCGCCTTCCCAGCGTAAGCGTTAGTTGGTACGCGCGCGGTGGCTATTTCGATGAGCCTTCAATCGTCGGCGTTGGCGAAGCTGGCGGCGAGTTCATCGCGCCTGAGAAGCAGTTGCAAGGCTTCATCGAAACGTCGGTCAACCGCGCATTCTCGCGGTTCGCTGACACGCCGAACCAGCCCGTTAACGTCGCCGTGACGGTTTACGCCACGGTCGCTGACGGCGTGGACGCATACGAGACAGGCCAGCAGATCGGCGCTGGCATCGCAAGCAAGCTGAAGCAAAGGGGGGTGCCAGTTGCAACTTAGACGGACTAGGAACCAGCACGACCGAATCATCTTCAACGGCACCGACCTATCGAAGCTGGTTTACTGCAAGGTGCGCCGCCCCATCATGGCAACCGTCAACGCGACGTTCGAGAGCGTGCCGGGGCGGCATGGCGAGGTCTTCAAGAGCGCCTACCGTGGCGGCTACGACCTACCCGTTGAGATTTGGCTTAGGACTGAAGACCGCCGCGAGGTCGCGGAGATACGGCACAAGCTCGCGGCGGCTCTATGGACTGACGAACCCGCGCCGCTCTACCTTCCCGATGACCCGACGCGCTACCTGCTCGCAATCGTGAGCGGAAGCACCGACCTAGACGAGATCACCGACGATTGCCCTACTACCACCGTCACTTTCCACATCGGCGACCCCGACTATTACGGCCAGAAGCGCCGCATGGAGGTTTCGGCTGGCAACGTCTACGTCAATGCTGGGGGAAACAGACCGGCTTACCTGAAGGTGACGGCGAAGCCCGCTGCTGGCAGCACGTGGCGGATTACGAACGTCGATACCGGCGAGTTCGTGGCTATCAATACCGCGCTCACGTCTTCGAGCACCATTCGGCTTGATATGGCTACAGAGCACGCGACGGTGAACGACCAGACCGCGCCGGTAACGATTGATTCCGATTACTTCGAGATAAGCGGGCGCTGCCACCTGAACATCACTAACGGCACCGCGATTCTAGAGTGGGTGGAAAGATGGCTCTGATAAGACGAATCGGCTTCACCCGCTTCAGCAGGTGGGGCGAAAATCTGGGGCGGCTCACGGTGAGCGCCGCGACGCACGCCGACGCGCTGGACGGAACCGACGAGCTGAAAATCACGTGCGCCGAAGACCTTGTGAAGGGCGACCGCGTGGTTTGGATTGACCTTCAAGGAGTGTGCCACGAGCACATCGTGGACACCGTAGACCGCGTACACGACGATGACGGCGCGCCTGAGACGCAGGCAACGTGCATCAACTCCATCAACGAGACGTGGGATGACTGGTTGGACGATAAGCGGCCTTCTGGCAGCGTGTCGGTAGCCCTCTCATCCATTCTCGCAGACACGCGCTGGGAGGTTGGCACCTGCGATCAGGGCGGCAGCGCTTCGCGCACCTTCTACCATGAGAGCGTGCGCGAGGGATTGGCCGGAATCATCGAGACGTGGGGCGGCGAGCTTGAAACGCTTATCGTCCATGACGGCGCGCGCATCGTTAGCCGCCGCGTGGGCGTGCGCGCGAAGCGCGGCAACCAGAACAGCGCTAAGCGGTTCACGTGGACTAAAGACCTCGTTTCCGTCAAGCGCTCCGTTGCGAGCGACAACCCGAAAACTCGCGTCTACGGATACGGCAAGGGCGTTGAGACTGAGGGCGGCGGCTACGGTCGCCGTCTCACTTTCGGCGATATCAACGGCGGCAAAGACTACGTGGAGGATGCCGAAGCTACAACCGTTTGGGGGCACCCCGACGGCGAGGGCGGCATTCTTCCCGCCGTCGCGTCATACGTCAACGAGCAGTGCGAGGACGCGGCGCAGCTCTTGCAGGAAACGAAAGACTACCTAGAGCAGGTGAAGGAGCCGAAAGTAACCTACACCGCTTCGGTTATCGACCTATACGCCTTCGGGCGCTCGTGGGAGGGCGTGGGCGTGGGTGATGACGTGGCGATCATCGACAAGGGTTTTTCTGCCGAGGGCGTGCGCCTTCATGGCCGCGTGTCTCAGATTGAGCGCGACTTGCTCACCGGAGACGCTACCGTTACGTTCGGCACGCTTACGGACACGATGGCCGACATGTGGCAGAGCGTCAACAACGCGCTTAAGAGCAACAGCCAGCAAAACGCGCTCTATGACGCGGCTGCTGGCACGTCGGTTTCGTGGCTCATTCAGCTTCAGCAGGCGCTCAACGCTCAGTTCAATTCGGTTGGCACCTACAAGGTCGAGACGTTCGAGCTGGGAACGATCTACAGCAACGTACCAATCGACGCGCTAACCGGCCTTCCGCTGCGCATCACGTCTGGCATGTGGGCTGTCAACCTAAACGGCATGGGTCTTCGCCTTGCATCCGGCCTTACCTCCGACGGCCAGTGGGACTGGAAGACTTTCTTAACCGGCGGCATGGTGACCGCAGACCTCATCAACGCCGGTACGATGCGAGCAGACCGCGTGCGCGCCGGCCTTCTGACTGATGAGGTTGGAAAGAACTACTGGGACTTGACCACAGGCGAGTTCTCGCTTTCGGCGAGCGCCGGGGTTGGCGGCGGCTCGGCAGGTGAGCTTATCGTCGGAACCGATGTAGAGTTCGGGTTGTCCGACAGCGCATCTTCGAAGCCAACATCTTGGTCAACGAGCGCGACTTGGCAGAGGGGAAAGCACCTCTGGCAGAGAATCAAGATGACGCTCGCCGACGGCTCAACGGAGTACACCGAAGCTCAGTTGATCGCCAGCGCAAGTGGAATCGGCGTTTCAGAGGTAGTGGAGCAATACTACCTGAGCACCAGCAGCACCACGCAAGCGGGCGGCTCTTGGTCAGCCACGCAGCAGACGTGGGTGGCCGGTCGCTACTACTGGACGCGCAGCCGCATCACGTGGTCTGACGGGACGGTTACCTACACCGACCCCGTTCTCGCGCGGGCGCTCACGAGCGGCAACCAGAGCACGAACGACCTAGACAACTCGCTCACGCAGCTCGATGTGTTCAATCGACTGACGAATAACGGGCAGACGCAGGGTGTTTACCTCAGCAACGGGAAGCTCTATATCAACGGCGACTACATCAAGGCTGGAACCATCAACGGCGACTACATCAAGGGCGGAACAATCGAAGGTGCGATCTATCGATATGGAAGCGAAACATCATACACAAAAGCAAGTCAAGGTTACTTTTTCACGACAAACGGGGTAGACGCAATAAAGATATCCGGCGGAGAAATACGCATCGGAGAAAAGGGCGAAGGAGATAACGTCAACTTAGAAGCAGGTCTAAACAAGGTTAGCTGGCTTGGAGAAGGCGGGATGCACATTGCATCCCATAGCGACAACCCGTATTTAGAGGGCTATACCCATGACGGTTATGTTGACGTCGCGATTACAAGCGTAGGGGGGCTGCTAGATTGCTTCTCACCTTTTTTCTTCAACGACTATGAGACCGGAAAGAGCGGCTTCGCTGTCGTTTCGGAAAACGCTAACAACTTTCGTTTTGTTTTCAACGTGACAAGCGATTCTTACCTTGAGATTCAGACCATCTTCGGGGTTTATGGTCTGTCTGCATGGCCTTCAGACGCTCGCATGAAGGAATCAATAACAGATTCTCCGGTAGATGCTCTCAGTGTTATCAGATCAATTAAGCATAGAACGTTCAGATGGAAGGACGTTGTAGACGGGTTCGGTGAAACCCATGAAGGCTGCTTGGTTGACTGCGGATACATCGCACAGGAACTGGAAGAAATCAACAAGGGCTTTGCTTTTACCGTCGGAGAGGGCACAGAAGGAGAGCGAAAGCAAATCAGCGAACAAAGACTGATTCCGTACATCACAAAAGCAATTCAAGAACTTGATGAACGTATTTCAGCAATAGAAGACAAGCTGAAAGGAGGCGCGCAATGAGCAACACGCAGACGTTGGAACTCGATATCTCGAAGGAGGGAACGGGAACCTGCGTCAAGGTGGGTCAGGGCGACGATGGCGGAACGACCATCAAGGCGCTTATCTACGACAACGGGGCTGAGTTCGCGCTTACGGGAGCTACCGCGTGGCTCGTGGCGCTTCTGCCGAACAAGCGCAACTACTATCGCGGCCAGTGCTCGGTGAGCGGCAACGCCGCCACGATCACGGTTGACGAATCCAAGCTTTGCAGTGTGCCCGGTTACACTGATGAAGCCTACTTCACGATAACGAAGGACGGAAACACCTACTCAACGGAGCGGTTCGCACTCGATATCCTGCGCAGCGCTCTTGACGGACAGCAGCCCGCGCAGAACTGGGACGATGCCGTTCAAGACCTCATCGACCGTGGCAATCAGGCCGTAAGCTCAGCCAACAGCGCGGCCAGCGCGGCGAACAGCGCCGCGAGCAAGGCGAACTCGGCTTCTACGAGCGCGACCAACGCCGCGAAGGCTGCAAACGATGCCGCAGCGTCGGCGACAAGCGCAGCTTCGGAGGCGAACACCGCCAAGCAGAACGCCGACGCTGCAACCACGGCTGCGAACAACGCGGCATCAGCCGCCAACACCGCCAAGCAGAACGCCGACGCGGCAACATCCAACGCCAACGCCGCCGCGAGCGCGGCGAACACTGCCGCTTCAAGTGCCAACGCCGCCGCTGCTGCGGCAAACGGCGCGGCGGAGGATGCCACCGCCGCTGCGCAGAACGCGCTTAACATCGCAAACTCTATCGCTTCTATCGAGCCGCCCTCAGATGACGAGGTGCAAGAGCTGCGCGAAGAGAACGCGACGCTTGCGACGGCGCTTGTGGAGCTACAGGACGGCTACATAGTTCTTGGCGAAACTGCGTACATGCCCACCAACAGACGCACTGCACTTTCTAGCGAGACCGTAACCGTCGCTCAGGCGAACGTGAGCGGCGAGACGGCGACGCTCAACTAAGGAAGGAGAAAAGCAATGGCCGACTTGTCGAAGTTCTCTATCGGCGGAACCGCCTACAATCTGAAGGATTCTTCTGCGCGCAACACGGCGAACGCCGTAACGACTGCCGAGGAATACGACCGGCAGCACATCATCAACGCATACGGCGGTCGCTCGCTCGCTTCGGTCTTCGCAAGCGAGATCGGGAGCACCGACGTTTACACATGGCTTCGGAACCGCGCTCGAAGCGCCAACTTCGCCGGTCTTCGTATCGGCGATTACATCAACGTTCCCATCACAGCGGGCGCTAACGTGCCGTCGCAGACGGTGCGCTACCGCATCGGCGCTATCGACCACTATTACCAGTGCGGCGACACAGCGAAGGGGCACCATATCGTCATGGTGCCGCTCGCGCCCGTGAGCGTCACCGGAGACAAGGCATCAAACACCAGCTACCTTCAGTGGCGAGATACGAACGACAACAACGGTACCGCCAAGGAAAAGCACCCTTACTTGGTTTCGAAGCTGCACGACTGGGAAATCAACGACTTCCTGCCAGCGCTGCCGACCGCGCTTCAGAACGCGATCATGGCGCAGCGCGTGCTTCTCGAAGAGCGCTATTCTTCGAGCGAAAAGCTCACCGAATCGAGCGGTTGGAGCTGGGCGGATTTGGGCAAGGTCTGGTCGCCCTCAGAGATGGAGGTTTACGGCTGTCCGGTATGGGGCACCAAGGGCTACTCTGTCGGCTTCGATAGCCAGTTCCCCATCTTCAGCGATACGGCAAGCCGCATCGCGGGCGGTCGCGTCACTTGGTGGCTGCGGTCTGTCATGGGTGGTTCTTCGTCCAACGCGTGCACTGTCAGCTACAACGGCAATGCCAACTACAACGCGCCGACGAACGACTGGGTACGCCCGCTGCCGTGCTTCCTCATAGGCTGATAAGCCGTACACAGTACCGCGCTGGCGCATGCCTTGCGCATGCGCCAACCGTCGCAGATTAGGAGGTGCCGCGAAGTGAGCGGCGTATACATGCGCAACCGCAACCTAAGCTCTTTCGAGTATTTCAACACGGCGGTTGCGATCAGAAACGACGTGACGCGCCTTGTAACGTCGCGCGACGTTCCGAAATCCTACCGCTTCATCTTCGCGGTGCCTATGGCAGAGACGGCGCGAAGCGTTGTCTTCAATCTGGTTAAGGCCGACGCATTCTATCCGAACACGGCGCGCAACGTCGATGAGCGGAAGCGCTACATGACGCTTGCGCTGGCAGATCTAAACCAGCTCTACCAAGACATGCAAAGCCTTCTGACTATGGGGCTTCCCATCAAGGCCGCGCGGCTCGAAGGAATCCTAGACCGAATCGACAGCGACATTAAGCTGATAAAGGGCGCTCGCGCTGGCGTGAAACTCATAGGAAAGGGGTAAAATGTTCGCGAGTTGTCCCTTGGAAATCGTCGCGTCAATTGGTGGCTGCGGTCTGTCATGGGTGGTTCTTCGTCCAACGCGTGCAATGTCAACAACAACGGCAATGCCAACAACAACGCGCCGACGAACGACTGGATACGCCCGCTGCCGTGATTCCCAAGCTTTGCCAGACCACGCGTCCGTAAGCGCCGCGCGCCGTGCATTTGAGGAAGGAAGGGGCGACCATCGGGCATGCGCCCGTAAATATGCACCCCGCGACGGTTGCCGTTCGCTGCTTGCATAGCGCGGTTCTCGGCTTCCGACCGCGTTTCATGGTCAACCGTCAAGCGGCTGCTGGATGCCGACTGCAAGCCGCGCGGGGTGCCCTCATGAACTCTGAAGAGCGACGCGTAGCACGCCGCGCAAGGCGAGATGCCAAGCGCGCGGAGAATAGGGCTAGGCGCATCGAAGGATGCACGCTAGAAGCCGTCGCAGACCTCGATAACCTATACAGCGCGGCGAACGGCGCTGCTGCGGGCGTTCGCTGGAAGGCAAGCGTCCAGCGCTACATGGGGCGTGTCATGCCAAACATCATGCGGGCGCGCCGCGACCTGCTCACGGGCGCTGACTTCCGGCGCGGCTTCATCGAGTTTGACCTTTTCGAGCGCGGAAAGCTTCGTCATATCTGCTCTGTCCACTTCTCGGAGCGTGTCATACAGAAGTCTTTAAGCCGTCACGCGCTCGCACCCGCGATCTGGCCTACCCTGACAGAGGGATGCGCCGCAAACGTGAAGGGGTGCGGCACCGAGTACGCAATCAAGCGCATGAAGCGTCAGCTTGTAGCCCACCGGCGAAAGCACGGGGCGGAAGGCTACATCTTGCAGGTCGATTTCTCGGACTATTTCGCGAACATCGACCACGACGCTTGCAAGCGCATCATTGACAGAGCCATTGACGATGAGCGCGTTAAGCGCGTCATGGGCGACCAGATAGACGCTCACGGTGCGCGCGGGCTTGGTCTTGGCAGCGAGCCGAACCAGATTCTAGCGGTGGCCTTGCCGTCGCCGATAGACCATCTGATGCTTTCGCTTCCGGGCATCCTCGCGAGCGGTCGCTACATGGACGATAGCTATTGCATCGCGCTTGACAAGCAGACGCTTTGGGACGCGCTTTCGCGCATCGAAGCGCTCTGCGACGATCTGGGAATCATCATCAACCGCAAGAAGACGCGCGTAGTGAAGCTGTCGCGCGGCTTCGTTTTCCTGAAGAAGAGGTTTTCATATGGCGAGGGTGAAAAGGTGGTTGTTCGCCCTTGCCGCTCTTCCGTGACGCGGCAGCGGCGCAAGCTGAAGAAGCAAGCGGCGCTGGTCGCTCGCGGCGTTATGACCGTCGAGCAAGTCAACCAGTCTTACCAATCGTGGCGCGGAGGCATGAAGCGGCTTGACGCTCACGAGACGGTAAGGCGCATGGACGCGCTCTATAAGCAGCTCTTCAGCTAAGAGCGAACACACACTATCAGGTACCAAAGCCCTCGCAGACGCGGGGGCTTTTTCGTTACCGAGAGAAAGGGGCAACAAATGGCACTCACCGAAGACGAAGAGAGCATGGTGCGCGCGATCATCGCGATTTACAAGACACAAGCGCCGTCTCTCTCAACCGACGTGGCGAGCCGAGCCGCCGCGCTCTTCGCCGCGTGGGACAGCAACGGCCACGCCTACGCCGAGGGCGAGCGCGTGAGCTATGAGGGCGAGCTTTACACGTGCCTTCAGGCGCACACGTCGCAGACCGATTGGGCACCCACGGCAGCGCCGAGCCTTTGGGCGCAGGTGCTTGAAGCTGGCACGCCCGACACGCCGACAGAGGAAGTGCCCGAATGGGTGCAGCCCGATTCTACGAATCCCTACCCGCTCGGTGCCCGCGTCAAGCACAACGGCAAGGTCTGGGAATCCCTCGTTGCAAACAACGTCTGGGAGCCGGGGGCTGTCGGCACAGAAACCGTCTGGCGAGAGGTGACGGAGGGCTGACGTGGCGGAGAGCGTTTTAGACCATGCAGCGGCCTTCGGTGCCGAATGGTTCTTCGCGTTCCTCGTTGCTATCGGTTTCGGAATACTCGCAAAGCAGTTGCTTAACGAGTACCAGCGCAACAACGAGCGCAAGGCAGAGCTTGAAGAGCGAAACGCGGCGCGGCAGGCAGAACTAGAGCTGAAGCGCGAAGAGCGCAAGCGCGACGAACTCAACGAGCACGCGCAGCGCGACCGCGAGCGCTCGGAAATGGAAGGCCGCATCGCTGCGCAGATGGAGCGTAGCAACAACATTTCGGAAGGGCTGCAAGCAGCTATGGAATCTCTCAGGGCTTCCACGGCGGCGCTGCACGACGAAATCAGGGAATCGCGCGAGCACTCGCACGACATGGCAAACAAGGTCGATCACATCTACGACCGCGTAGACCTCATCTATGAAAAGGAGAACTGAAATGATTAACTTCACTGCACGAATCAAGAACAAGACGTTCTGGCTTACTCTCATTCCCGCCGTCCTGCTGCTCGTGCAGGTGGTCGCCGCGCCGTTCGGCTACCAGTGGGACTTTGGAGTTCTGAACGAGCAGTTGGCCGCGATCATCAACGCGCTTTTCGCCGTGCTCGCGATTCTTGGCATCGTGACCGACCCGACCACGGCGGGCGTTGGCGATTCCGCGCAAGCGCTCACCTACACCGAGCCGAAGCGCGATGAGTAGGCTAAAGGCTGTCGCCCTCGTGCTTTCCGGCGCGCTCGCGTCAATGCTCTTCTGCGGCTGGCTCATCGTCGGCCATATCGAGAGCGACGCGGGCGCGCTCGCTGAAGCGCACGAAGAGGGCTACGCTGCCGCTGAGGAAGACCGCCTAGCAATCGTTGCCGATAGGCCGATTGCCGAGGGTAACAGCATGCCGATATGGCTTCAGACCGACCCGCAATGGGACTACATACCATATGCGGGCGGCACCATCGGCGACCACGGCTGCGGCCTTACATGCGCCGCTATGGCTGTCAAATACATGACGCTTCAGGACATTACGCCGCTCACGCTCGCATCGTTCGTGGGTGACACGTGCCTTACCGATGGCGTTAACGACCCCGGCAAGTTCTGCGCGTGGATTGCCGAGCATTACCCGGAATACGGCATCGAGAGCACGCCGATTTCTTACGATCTCGCACCCGTCCTTCAAAACGTGTCCGATGGGTGGCTTGCCTTCGCTGGCATGAGCGGAACGCTCGGCGATAGGGACTACGGCGGGCACGTCGTGCTTATCTGGCGCGCCGACGATGACGGCTACTGGATACGCGACCCGGCGAGCGCTGGGAACTCAGCGCGCGCCTTCACGCTCGAAGAGCTAGAGCAGGTCGATTTTCACTACTTCTACTGCATCAGAGGGGGCTTCTATGGCACTCAACGGCATTGATATTTCTAACTACCAGCGCGGGCTCGACCTCGCGCAGGTGCCTTGCGATTTTGTTATCTGCAAGGCGACAGAGGGAACCACCATCGTTCACAACACCTGCGACCCGTGGATTCAGCAGGCTATCAAACTCGGCAAGCTCTGGGGCTTCTATCACTTCATGAACGGAGAAGACCCCATAGCTCAGGCTAAGCACTTCGTCGCAAGCTGCCGTAACTACTTCGGCAACGGCATTCCCGTTCTCGATTATGAGATGTATGGGCGCATCGGAACCGACAAGGCAAAGCAGTTCCTCGATTACGTCTACGATCAGACCGGCGTTCGCTGCATCGTCTATATGAGCCGTAGCGTTTGCACCGAAGAGGATTGGTCGAAGATCGCGCCGAATCACGCGCTCTGGGTTGCGCAGTACGCTAACAACAACCGCACCGGCTACCAGTCTTCGCCGTGGCTTCCCGATGGCGGCTTCGGCGCTTGGGGTAGCTGCGCAATCCACCAGTACACGTCGAATGGCCGTCTCAATGGCTTCAACGCGCCGCTTGATCTCGATATCGCCTATATGACGCGCGAAGCGTGGGGCAAGTTTGCCAACCCGTCCGGCGCGGCAGCGCCCGACGTTCCGCCCGCAGAGGTCGCCGAGCCTTCGCCGGAGGGCACGACGCTTGACCTTGCAGCAGCGGTCATGCGCGGCGAGTATGGCGTTGACGATGAGCGCCGCGAAAAGCTCGGCGACCGTTACCAAGAGGTGCAAGACCTCATCAACTACATTGACGGCGCTTCCGCTTCTCAGCTCGCAGATGATGTGGAACGCGGAATGTTCGGCGTTGTGCCGACGCGCAGCGACGTTCTGGGCGACCGCTTCAGCGAGGTTCAGGCAATCGTCAACCAGAGGGCGGGCGTTGGCGCTGCGCGCGTCTACACCGTCAAGAGCGGAGACACGCTCAGCGAGATTGGCGCTTCGCTCGGTATCGACTGGCACACCATCGCAAGCAAGAACGGCATTGGGGCACCTTATACGATCTACCCCGGCCAGAAGCTTTCTTATTAGTGTTCAAGCGGGGTACCCTGACAAGGGGTGCCCCGCTTTCTGGCGTTAGACGGGCTTACAGCAAGCCGCCCATCTGGTGTTTTGCAAACACCGGAAATTGCTATTTTTGGCACGTGCCAACGACAACAAACCAGTTTTTCGATACTCTAACTATGCAAGTATCAAGCTGGATAGCTGCGCGGTTGGCGGTGCTTGTGGAGTTCGCCGTTTTTCTCATAAGCTCCACCAAAAGAGAATTGGTCGAACTATGCCCTTCGGGGCATGGTTCGGCCTTTTTCTGTTTCGGCCTGAAATCATCGCCGTAGTGGTCAAAGGCAAAGTAGACGTTAAGCGTCTTCCCGTCGATTTCAGCGAATCGAACGAAGGTGCCTAAGATCACTTCTGGCGTTAGGTTTTCTGCCGCATCGTCGAGCCACAGCATGAGTTCGTCAACGCCGATGTTGAACGCTTCTTCTCTCTCGGCAATGCGCAGCTCGGCTTCAAGCTCGCTCTTGCGCTGCTTCAGCTCTTCGGTGCGATCTCTACCACCGGGCGGAGCTATGCCGTCTTCTATCGCTTGCCAGATGCGTTCAAAGGTGCGGTCAATCCGCTTCAATTCCTTCTTTATCGCGTAGCTTCTCGATTGCTCTTTCGGCTGCTCGGCTTGAAACGCCACCATGCCGCTTGCTATGCGCTGCCTAACGTCTTCGCGCGCCACGGCTTGCAGCGTCATATCGCAAACAACGTCTTCTACGAGATCACGCCGCACGGTTCGGCGGCACTTCCGGCACTTGTAGTAGTGATACGTCGCGCCAGTGCATGACGTGCCGCTTGTTCCCGCCATTGGAGCGCCGCACTTTGCGCAGTAGAGCTTACCGGACAACGGGAACTCTAGCGTTGAGTTGATCTTGCGGCGCGGCTTGTGACGGTCGCCAAGGATGTTGTCTATCATATCTTGTTCGGCCTGCGACCAGATGGCGGGCATCCCGTCCGGCACTTCATGACCGGCGTACTTGTATACACCCGCGTTCTGGACGCGCTTTAGAAGCTTCGTGACGGTATCCTGATTGAACTTGGCACCGCGCTTGCTTCGCTCAGCGCTCACGGCGCGTACGATATCGGCGACGGAGCTACCGGCAAACAACATGTTCTTCATCCTGCGAAGCACCGATGCTTCACGCTCGTTGATGACGTAGCGGCCTTCTACGATATCCCACCCGTACAGGGTGCGCCCGTTAGCCATGCAGCGCTCGGCGTTCTTCTGGATACCGTCTCTTATTCGCTCGCTATCAAGCGCGCTCTCATACTCGGCGAGAACTTCGAGCATGCCGAGCTGCAACACGCCGCTTGACCCGCTGGAAATGTCCTCGCCAGCGTATAGGATTTCTACGCCAGCCTTGCGAAGCATGATGCGCGCGAGCGACATTTCATCACGGTTGCGCATGATTCGCGTAACTTTGTAGATCACCACATAATCAAATAGCCCGTGTCGGGCATCGCTCATCATTCGCTGGAACTGGGCACGGTCGATGTTTCGCCCCGTCTGCGCGTAGTCGCAGTATTCGTGCACGACCTGCAAGCCTTCGCGCTCGCAGTATTCACGCGAGTTTTCAACTTGTATCTCTATGCTTTCCGAACGCTGATTGTGCGAGCTGAAGCGCGCATATATGGCGGCTCGGTTCTTCGTCATGCTAAAATCACCTCTTAGAGCGGGCGCGACAAAGCGACCTGCTTTTCACCTATTCCCCGCGCGCCAACCGCCAAGAAGCCGCGCGGGGATTTTTATTGCCTGATCTCGTTCAGCTCGGCGATTCGACCCGAAAGAACGAGCATGCTAGGCAGTGTTTCCGGCGCACGTTTCGCATAGCGCTTCACGCTCTCGATATTCTCGAAAAGGTGTTCGAGCGTGTCAGAATACATAGAGACGCACCGCATCAGCTCCTTGTATTCGCTGCGCTGCTTTTCATCGAGGGTGCTACTCTCTACAGCATCCATGAACTCGTTGAAAGCCGCGTCGTAGCGCTCTTCTACCGTCATGCCTATTACCTCCTTCTATGCCGTCTGCTGCTTGGCTTCAGGCATATGACGTTCGGCCATTTTTTAGACATGCCCGCAGCATCGCGGGCGGTATCTAGAATCATGTCTTGCCTGTCCGGCGTGCTTGCTCGGTAGTACCTCAGCAGTTCGGCTTCGAAATCGTCTTCGAACTCGCGACCTTCGTTCTTTCCCTTCGGCCAGCCGCAAAGATCGTTGACGCTACAGCCAAGAACCATTGCAAGTGCATAGGCTTTTTCGAGCGAGATACCAGAAACGCCCTGTTCCCATGTTCTATAGGTTGCGAGCTTTACATCTGCTCGCTCTGCGACCTCTTTTTGCGTCAATCCGCTTGCCTTGCGCATCTCTTTTAACTTCAGTCGGTAACTCATTTCTAGCACCTCCTAGCGGTAAGTATAAGCCATTCTCTCACTAGATACCAACTTTTTATTACTTTTCGCTTGCGCTAATAGAATCTTGGTAGTAGAGTTTCCGGTGTACTAAGAAGTTATTACTTTGGAAGGAGGTAAACGATGCCTGAGTTCAAACAGGTTGTGCGCAAGCGGCTTCGCGTCCTTATGGCCGAAGCAGACATGAACGCCGAGCAGCTTTCTTCGGCTTCCGGCGTTTCGGTCGATGCGGTGCGCCAGTATCTGCGCGGTGAGACTGCGCCGCTCTTGGAGACGGCTTGCAAGCTCGCGGAAGCGCTGGGCTGCACGCCCAACGATCTTTGCGCGTTCCCGAAGGAGGTTTAGGACATGGACGTTGTAGAGAAGAGACTTACCGAAGCGGTCAAGGAAAACGAAACGTTTCTTGGCGATTTCCTTGGGCTGGATGTTCACGGCGCGGACGGGTGGAACCTATCGTGCGCGGGGGTCTGGTTCAAGGGCGAGCTTAGGGGTCTTGGAATCATTGACCCTCTCGCATCGAGCATCGAAAGGCTGTTTGTCCGTTATGCCGGTTCGGTGCTCGCGAGAGCGCCAAAGATGCGAGAGAAGTTCGACACGATGGGCAGCGATCGGCGGTGTAAGGATTGAAGCGCTTCTTAATGATCGCTGCTTCAATCCTTATCGCGGCGATTCTTCCGTTTGCTGCTGTCGCGATGTTTGTTGGATTGCTTGTCGGCTCGTATCTGCTGAACCCGATATTAGGAAGCTTGATTTACGCAGCTCTAGTGGTATCAGCGCTTGCGTTCTTCGTCTTCGTTATATCTCGCTCGCTCTTCGACCTTTTCAGCACGATTGCTAACAAAGCTGATTCAAAAACGGAGGTTTCAGACGATGAAAACCGATAAGAAAACCGTTGGTTTTGGGGGTGGTTTTACGGATGCGGGAACCGTGCGGCCTAGATGCCGCGCAACGGCGGTTCTACCGCGCGATCGCGGAACTCGTTATCGCGTGGCTGCTGCGAAGGAAGGTGCCCGCCCGGTGTTGCAGCACCGAACGGGCGTGTCAATTGGTAGGCTCCATTTGACAGAAGACAGTATAGCGCGCATGCCGCGCTGGCAGCGCTGGGGATTGTATG